GGAGACGTTGACGCCACGCGGCGCCTGGTTCTTCGCCGCCTTTTTCGCCTTGGCCCGTTGATAAAGAGAGAGGCCAACTTGAGCGCCTATCGCGAGGCCCTTGAGCAAGGCGGCCGCAAGCCCGCCCTTCACGACCGCGCCCGCGACGGCAGTGATCGCGCCGACAACCGGCGCGGCCTGCGCCGGCTCCGCGAAGAGAAGGCCGAAGGCTACTGAGGCAAGAAGGAGATTGCGAAGCTTCATTAGCCGACCCTGAACGCCCTTTCGGCGGCAAGAAGATCGACGGTCCCGAGACCATCCGGCCGCAAGACGAAGATCCGCTCGCCGTCGACCACACCGAGGGCGTACCGGAACGGGGTTTCGTCAGCGATCGCGGCGATATCGCCGACGCCCGCCTGAGACGGGTGGATCTCCGGCAGTAGCGACGCCACCAGATCGCCGAGATTGTCGAAGCCCGCCGCCTTCATGACGCGGAGCGCGCCGGCCGCCGTGGTGTAGCGCCCCCGGAACGGCGCGGCGACATCAACGCCCGTCTGCGCCTCGACCATGCGGCCCGTCAGGTGCGGACCGCAATCGGCCTGTTTCGTCCAGTCGGCGGGAACAGCCTTAACGGCGTCGATCGCTGCTTCAAGGCGGCTGCGCCAATCATCGCGGCGAACCAGCGTCTGCATCACTTCGTCCCCCACGGCATTTCGACAACGGTTTCCATGGCCGCCCGGTAGAGGCCCCATTCATCGCCGCGCGCGGCCTTGTGGCCCTCGTAGGAGGCCTTGCGTGGGTTGGTGCGGGTAAGCATTGCGATCGCGTCAGAATGAGCCGTGATCTGAATGGAGCCTTCGCCGCCGCTGTTCGGATTCTTGATCGGCGCTTTGCTGATCTGGCCGATGAAATCCGGCCGTTCGACACTGACCGGAAGCCGTGTCAGCGGATCAAGCAGGTATTCCCAAATTTCAACGGTTCCGAGCCGTGCTTCGAATTCCCGGACGAGCTGCTGCGCGAAAGGCGCGATCTGCGAGAGGGTGACAGTTACCGGCTGGACGCTCAGATCCGACACATAGACGATGTCCGACACGCCGAGGAGCGAGCCGTCGCCGATGAAGCTGTACGTCTTCTGCATCCCGTCGAAGCCGTCGAGGACGGGAATATCGATGGTATCCGTATCATCCCAAAAGGCACGCACGACGGGGCTGCCGTTGTCCCGACGCTTAACGCGAAACACAACCAACTTTTTCGGCACGAGGCCGCGATCGACAGCGTTGATGCAGGCGTCCATGTAGGCTGCGGATTTGTTCTGCATCAGTTTCTCTTCTCAATGACCTTGAAGCCGGCGCCCTCGGTAAGATGCCGGCGCGCGGTTCCGGGGTTGTGGCTCTTCGGAGCAACGGCGGCGACGAACGCGGGCCGCTTCAGGTTGACGGCGGCCCCGGCGGCGATCGGCAAGGGAAGGTGCGGCGAGATCGCAATATCGGCTTGGCCGGCGGCGGTGGCGACGGCACGTTGCGCTACCTCGACAAAGGCGTGTTTGTCCGCGTACGGCACCTGCAACTTGTCGCCCGGCGTTAGAATGTAGCCGGCCGGCAAGCCTTGGACCGGCGCAACAAAGCGGTTGGTGACGGCGCGCAAGGTGACATTGGCGCTGCCGAGGACCGCCCCGCCCGGATCTTCAGCCGGATAAAGCGATAGCGGATCACACATCATGAAGCGCTGCTTGGTCGCCCGGAGCCAGCGGATCAGGGCCGCAACCTGTTTGAGATCGGCCGTACGGTCGCTGTCAAAGGAGACTTCGCCGGTCCAAAGGGACGGAGCCAATTCGGCCTCCCAGAACGCACCGGAACCCATGCCCGAAGTCTCGGTGTTGTCGTCGCGGTCCCAAACGACCCTTGCGATCGGCAAAAGGTCGAACACCTCAGAAAGAGGAAGTACCGCCATCACCGCCACCTCGGGTTTTCCATGATACCGTTGACGCGGTCTGGAAGCTGGCCGTCGTAACGCTCCACGACCTGGACGCTAGCCTCAGCGCCCGCCGACTGCGCCGAACTCATCAACTCGGCGCGGAACTCTTCGCCCCCGATGAGGTGGACACCGATTGCCAGTTCAAGCTTGATCAACTGCGCCAGCGCGCTCTGCCCGGCGGCCGCCTGCCGCATCGGAGATGAAAATGCCGGCGACGGGCTGACGGAGCCGCGCCGGGACTGCACGAAGCCGCCGACATCGAACCCGGGAATCTGGTTGTCGTTCAAAGCCTGAAGGAACGAACGAACGCCCGGCTTAGACACGACCGAGGCCTTAACGACGAACTCCTTGCCGTGCACGAAGCCCGCAACATCCTTCGGGTCGAGATCCCCGGTGTAGCCGCCGACATCCCAAAGCCCCCACGAACCGCTCGAAATCGCGCCCCTAAGCTGGCCGGAACCCAAGAAGCCGCCGATGCCGGGGAATAGATTAAAGATACCGCCAAGCCCGCCGCCGCCCGCTCCCGGCGCGGCCGGGAAATAGGCCTTCGAAAGCGTCTGGCCGAACTTGTCAAAGCCGCCCCCGAGCGCGCCCAGCCCCTTTGCCGCCTGTCCGGTTGCATCACCCAAGCCGCCGATCGAGCCCGTCACTTTTCCGGCAGTGCCCGAAAGGCGGTCCAGTTCGGTGTTGAACTTGTCCACGTAGGCCGAGCCGGTTGTTCCGAAGGCATCCGAAGCGCCGGCACCGCGCGACAACGGCCTGCCGGTAAACCAGACGCTGGCGGCGTCCTGCGGGTTGCCGTACTTGGAGAGCGACTTGCCGAAGTAGTGGTCGAAAACGCTGTCCTGGGCGCGCGGATCCGCGAGGAACTGTTGCGGCGTCAGCGATTTTCCGAGCGCCGATTGCGTCCACGACGGGATGTTGTTCCCCATGACCTGATAATTGCCATAGGCGCGATCGCCGTTCACCAGCGGGCCGAGCGCCGAGTAGCCGCCGCTACCCCGGCTTTCGATGTTGCCGATCGCCTGTCGGAAAAGGGACATGTCGCCGCCGGCCGCGCCTCGATTGCCGTTAGCGCCGAGACCGAAGAACGACGAACCGAACCCGCCCGCGACCCCGCCGTTTATCATGACCGTGCCGGCCGTAACGGACATTGCCCCGATGGGTTTTCCGAGCCCCCCGGTTATCGCGCTTAGGGGGTCGCCGCCGCCGAACAAACGGGACGCCACGTCATCGATCGTCCCGTAATTGGTGCCAAAAACCATGTTCTTGATCGGGTTGTCGATCGCCAACTTGCGGAAGCCTGTCACCAGTTCCTTGACGGCATCTTCGGCGGCGCCCTTCCAATCGCCGTCGCTTAGCTTGTCGAACAGCCCGTCGATCGCGCTCTCCCCCGCGCTCCGGACCTGATCCCAGGCGTCGGCTGCCCGCTGCAATTCGCTCGTCTGGTCAGCGATCGCCGACGCATTGCGCCGGATCTGCGCTGCCTCGGCGCTCATGCTGTCGAGGCCGCGCCTGCGAATTTCCTGCTCGGCCTCAAGAGCAGCCGTTAGCCGCTCGCGATCTCGCTCAGTTGCGCCAATCAACTCGCGCTCGAGCTTCAATGTCTCGAGCTTCTCATTCTGTGACGTGATCAAGGCCAGCGCGCCGGCCCGGCGCTCTTCCGCCAAGAGGTTCTGTTGCGCCTCCCGAGCCCCGTTCAGCGCGTCCGTGAGGCGTCGTTGCTCCTCGCCTTGCGCCGCTGCCGCAGCGGCTGCCAACGGCCGAAGCTCGATTTCACGACGGAGCAAAGCCTCGGCTTCGGCCGCCGACATCGTGCCGGCGCTGACTGCATCGTTTACCGCGCGACGGATCTCGACTTCTTCGTTGGTCTGTATCGAACGAGCCCGGCTTGCCGCGATCTCTTCATTGATCGCCCGGTTGCGCGCGGCGGAAATCTGAGCCTGTGCCTTGCCGCTTTCAATCTCTTCGCCGGCCAACTGCAACCGCTCGCGCTCAGCGATCAAGTTCGCCCGGATAAGCGGGTTTCGCTCATTCTGGATACGGATGTCGAGTTCGCCAAGAGCAACCGCCCGCTCTTCGTTCGGGAGCAGCGTCTGCAGGGCGCGCGTCTTCGCGTCGAGCGCGCGCGTGATCCCGTTCCGCTGTTCATCACTGAGACCGGGCGCGGCCGCGCCGCGACGGAGCGCTTCGATCTGATCTTCTAACGCCTGCCGCTGCCGAAGCGCCGATGTGGCCGGCGAAGCTTCGGACAGACCGACGGCAGCCGCGCCCGACTGGCGGCGTTGTTCAAGGTCGCGAACGCGCGCACGGTCTTCTTCCAGCCGGCGACGCTCCGCGCTCAGGCGGTCTAAATCGGCCTTCGCCGCCGCCGCCCGATCTGCGCCGCCGTTAAGCGTGCCGAGGATGAATGATGAAGAGGTTCGAGAAAACCGCTCATAATCGGCTTTCGCCTCGGCAATTTGCTCATCGAGCGACGGACCCGACAATTCGCGGTCGATTGCCCGACCGATCCAATCGTACGCCCCGCTGGCCGACGTAGACACAAATTGCCAAGCACGGCCGAGCGCGGTGGTGGCCTCGGTAGCCTGGGCGAGCCTGCTAGGTAGAGCGTCGAGAATGACCTTCTGCGCTTCGGCCAATCTGTTCTGGTTGGCGAGGCGTGTCGCATACTGCGCTGTCGCGCCGTCGATCAAGCCATACTGGCGATAGAGCGTTGCCGCCGCTTTCGCCGGATCGGCGAACATTTCGGCCAAGGCCGCGCCGGCTTCATCCGAGGAGATCCCCAGGGTGGCGGCGTAATTCTTCGAGAGCGAAATCATCGCCTCGAAATTCGCGGCAGCAATGCGGCCAGTTCGGAGGAACTGCACCTCCATCGCCCGCGCTTGCTTGATGCCAATACCGGCGGCCGCTGCACCGGCTTGCGCCGCCGCCTCCATTTCGGTGGCGGTACCAGCGGTCGATCGGCCGAGGCCGGCGGCGGCTGTCCCAACGGCTTTGATGGAAAAAAGATAGTCGTTCCACGCGAGTGCCCCGGTAGCGACGGCGGCCGTAACACCTCCGACGGCCAACCGTACCGGCGTTAGAAACTGGCCAATTGCCTTGAGCGTGTTGCCGATGCCGCCGTATATCTGCACGACTTGCGGGCCTTGCTGAAGCGCCACCTGCGAAAGGGGCATTCCCAGCGCAATCGACTGGACAGTGTCATTGATCTGAAACGAGAGGTTCCGCGCCTCATGCGCCGACAGCTTCATCTGCTCGCCGTGCTTGCGCAACTCCGGCGACGCGCGCCGGATCACCTCTATTTGGCGATCGTAGGCCGTTTTCGCACGCGTGATTGCAGCGGCGCTTTCGTCAGTTGTCAGCGCTTGAAGCTTTTCCAGCTTCTGGATCTGCGCGATTTCCTGCTGATAGGCACGCTGCGCCGCGAAGAGCGGCACGTAGCGCGCCCGAAGCTCGTCTAGCTCCTGTGACGTGGGGCCGCTGTTCGGGCTCCCCCAAGGTCCCCCGCTTGTCGGCCGGGCAACGCTCGGGACAGAAGCCCGAGGCTTGTTTACTTGGGGTTGGTTTGCGGCGGCGCGCGCGGCCTGCTCGGCGCTGGTAAGCTCGCGTGTTGCTTTCGCAGCATCGCGGGCGGCGGCGGCCTCTTTTTCGAGGACTTGCGTGTGTTTATCGAAAGCGGCGCTGGCGTCTTTGACGCTAGCGGTCACGGCGTCGATATCCCCGCTGGCCTGCGAAGCCGTTTTGCTGACGGCGGTGCCTTGCTGTTTACCCGCCTCAGCTTTCGCGGCTTTCTCGGCGCTCGAAAGCTCTCGGGCAGCTTGCGCGGCTTCGCGGGCGGCGGCGGCTTCTTCGCGGAGGGTGTCCGCGCGCTTATCAGACGCCGCGCTTGCCTCTTTGACGTCGGCGGTGACGGCGTCGAGATCCTTGCCGACTTGAGCCGCCGACTTGCTAACCGCCGATGTATCGGCGGTGAAGATCATGGAAAATTTCAGGGTCACTTTGCTACCTCCCCGAACGCCTCAAGCGCGGCGGTTTCCATTTCCATCAGGTCGGCGAATACGGCGTCGGGGAGCGAATGACGGCGAAGGACAACGTCAACGCCGGCATAGTCGAGGCCGAGATAGATGACGGCGGCGAAGGTGGTCGCGACACGCCATTGCGTTTCGCAGGCGATCCACGCTTTCCAGCTATCTTTGTTCTTCTCCCAAATGCCGAAGAACACATCGTCACCTTTTTTGACATCGGCGGGGTCGACCACGTGCCCCATCTGCTGGAAGTCGGCCGCGACGTCTTCGTCGATCGTCGCGGCCGTCGTCGGGTCGGCCCGGCCGGAGCGCGCGAACGCCCAGGCGCGCGCGGCCGCTTTTAGTTTCCCACCCGGACTTCTTCTTCGCCGTTCAGGCTGTTGGCGTAGGCGCGGTACGCGGCCGTGCGAAACCACGGAAACAGCAGCGCCGCTTCAAGCACCTGCGGCGAGAACGCCACCGGCTTCCCATCTTCTTCGACATCTTCCCAGCCCTTGATGACGCGCCGCAAAAGATCGTGCTCGCGCGCGATCTGCTCCTTTTCCGGGAGCGCGGCGATGGCTTCGGCGGCGGCGATCGCGGTGCTTCGGTCCTCGACCTCGAAGCGCAGAATGAACTTCTGTTCCTCGATCTTGCCGGGCTGGGTTTCACTCGGGATGCGGGCGGTGGCCGGCCACGGATAGGAGTAGGTCGAAACAAGCTTGAACTTCATGCGATAGGTCCTTTTTCTTCGCGTTAGAGGTTGCCGCCCGCCCTCAGCGGAACGTGATCTTGATTTCGTCGCGCCCGGCGACCGGGATGAACGAAAGCGGAAGTGAGTAGTTGAGGATGCCGTCCGTCTGGCCTTGCGTGGGCCGCCCGATCTCGACGGCCGGGGCTGTGATCTCGACGATGTTGCCTTCAACGTTGCCGATCTGGACGGTCATCGGCCCGCGCGTGCGCTTTTGAGCGCGGTCGAACCAATTGATTTCGCTAAGCGCCCGCGCTTCGACGACAACGGTGCCCGTAACGCTGCGATCCGAAATCAAAATGCGCTCATCGCCGATGAGGAAACGCGGCGTCAGGCGGTTGCCGAGGTTGATCGAGATGCTTTCGGCGACCGACGCCCATCCGTGAAGCGTCATCGTCGTGTTTTCCTTGGACACGACGACAGGCGTTTGCCAGCCGGCCTGCGTGACCGCCGGCATCACGGCCTCGTCCACGATTTCGCCGAGCAGCCCCATGTAGGTCCACTGGAACGTCGGCGTCTGCTTGGGGGTGATGTTGATGGCGAGGTTCGACCGACCCCCAAGGCCGACGTGCCGAACCTTGTCATGGATGAAATAAACCGACGAGGATTCCTGATCGTCCTCGACAATCGTGTAATCGACCTTCTGGCCAGCGGTCACGGTTTCGGCAAAGCCGGAAACGCGCAGGGCCGAACCGATCTTGGGGACGGTGCCCTTCACGCCCGAACCGGCAATTTCCAGCCCGCCTTCGATGCTGACGTGCTTGCCGGCCAAGACGACGCCCTGGTTGCCCATGTAGGGAAGAATGAGGCCGCGCGACACTTCCTCGGCTTCGATCGGCGTGATCGACACATCCTTCATGACCAAAGCATCGGCCGCTAACGGCAGAGCGTCGTCGCCGTAGACCGACTCGATCTTGTTGAGAATGGCGAGCTTGCTATAGCGACGTTCGCTCATCGGTTATTTCCCTTTCCCTTCAGCCGCCTTCGCGACCGTGTCTTCGGAAGTGTCCTCGGGCTTGCTCCTGGCGGTCGGCTTTTGGACGTGTGTGAGATTTCCGGTTTTGGGGTCGGCCTCGTAGCGGCCGCCTTTGGTTGGCTGGTTCAATTCAGGCTCCTCTGACAAAACGCGCCGTTTCCCATGTCTGGACGTAGACGCTCACGTTGTTGTCGAGCCGGGTGTTTTCCTGCCCGACCAATTCACAGATCTCGGCGCAAGACGGCGGCTCCCAGCCGCCAAGCTGGGTTTCGATGGCGGAACGCTTCGCTTCGAACTCGGCAGCACGATCGGCTCCGGTCGGGTCGTTGTGCGTCCGGATGACGGTGACGACGAGGAACTGTTCCGTGCCGTGCTGACGGTATCCGGTGGCCAGCTTGTTCGGAGATGCGCGCAGGCGGTGCGGGACGATGAAGCAATCACCGCTGTTCGGCGCGGTGCCCTCGAAAATCGCCGGGATGTCCTCGGCGAATTCGACGATCGGAAGTCCGACCGACTCCTTCAGGCGAGCAATGATCTCCTGAAACATCACCAGCCCCTCATCGTGCGGTCGTTAAAAAACCCCGGCCCTTCGGCAACCATAGAGGTGCCGCCGGATTTGGCGGGCTCGTTACCGCCGATGTCGGGAATGGAAATCAGCCCGCGTGCGGCGTCCTTCAGCTGCGCGATCGCGTCTCTGTAATCGGTCGCGACATACTCGGGCGGCATATTGCCGTGCAGGTAGTAGCGGGCGATCGACACGGCCCACGTGCGGACGAGATCGGGAACGGTCGGCAGCGGCAGCTTGAAGCGCGCGCCCAGGTATCCGTTGATGATGTTGTCGGCGTGGGTAACGGCGGCCTCGATCACAGCGGGGTCAGGCATGCCGTCCCGATCGCGGTCGGCAATCTGGCGGATTTCAACCTCGCCAGCGCGTTCGTTCAGATCTTCAAGGGCAGCATAAGCCACGGCGTTGCTCGACGTTCGTTAGGGAAAGGAAAGTTGGCGGGGCGGCCAAAGGACCCGGAAGCCGCCCCGCCGGTAGACCGGCCTGGGGAGAAACAGGCGGGTCTATTTCTTGCGCGAGTTGGCGGCGTTCGCAGCTTCGATCTCAGCGGCCCTTTTTTCCGCTTCGGTTGCCCGGTGCTCGGCGGCTGCTGCTCGGCCCTCGGCCGACGTGACGCGGCTTTCGGCGTCGGTCGCCAGGGCAACCGCTTCCCGCTTGGCATCGACCAGTTTGTTTTGAAGGTCGTGAATCTGGTCATGCGCAGCGGATAGCTCAGCCGCCTTCTCAGCGGTGATGCTCGCGACCGTCTGGTCAATCGTATCCGCTGCAAGCTTTGCGGCGGCGGCAGCGACGGCCTGGTCAAACTCCGAACCGAGGGGCACATCGTCTTCGAGATCGAAGGGCGGTGGGTTAATCACGCCGCTGGCAGCGAGTTGCAGCGCTAGGGCCGTGGTCACGTAAACCCGCTTTCCGGCCTTCTCGCGCACGCCGTCGATCTTTGCAGGGCCGGTCAGGGTGACGGGGAATTTCTTGTCTTCCATCGTCTCCGCTCCCTTACGGCTGCGAGCCGGCGTTCTGGAAGAGGAAGCCCCCCTCCGCGCCCGTCAGGATGGGTCGACGCTCGACTGTCGTCGGGTAGATCCAACTGTCGTTCTTCCGTTCGAAGTACGGCTGCTGGACCTGCGGATAGCCGGTAAGTTCGTAGGTGTAGCCGTAGGACGGCACCTGAAAATTGTCGCCGGTCTCAGGCACGTAAGCCAAGATGGCATCGTCGCCCCATACATCGTTCGCCAGAGCCGCGTCGTCAGCCGTTTCAGGCAGGTAGACGGCGGCTCCGACAACGACCTTCTTGATATCGAAGTAGGCGGCGAGCATTTCGATGGTGATGCTGTCCTTGGACGTGTACTTGAACTGCTCCTTCACCTTCGGATGGTTCTTGAGCGCGTTGGCGGCGTTGGGGCCGAGGGACAGCGTGTTCGGGTATCGCCCGATCGAACGCCGGATGATTTCCTTGGCCTCGTTGATATCGGCGAGCGGGTCGCTGTTGGGGTCGGTCCAGCGGCTGGCGCCCGCCAACGCCACCTTGTGGTTTGCGTCGTACTTTGCCGGGTTGCGGGCGATCTGTGCGGCGTCGTGCTCATGGCCGAGATCCAGCACGTCGAGCACCATATTGACCGCGCCGGCGCCCAGATCGATGCCCGGCACCTGCTCCGCTTCCTGCTGGTGTTCAACGGGAACGACACCTTCCAGGGCATCCTGCACCAGCGACACGGGGTCGGACGCGTAGCCGTACTGCACGCGCTTCTTGTCGGCCCCCGGAGCGCGCCGGGTATTCATGAGACGGAACGCCTCCTTGCCGAAGGCAATGACGCGCATCGAGCGGCTCGGGATGCTGACGCGGGGAAACAACGCGTCGGCGATAAAGGTGGAGTTGCGGTAGCCGCGCGCGTGGGTCGACAGGATGACGTCGACAACGGCAGAAGTGCGCTGGTTGAGTACCTTTGACATGAAAGGGGGTTCCTTAGCGAACGAGGATGGTTACGAACTCGCCGTCCGCTGCAGCGGTAAGCGCAGTCGCAAAGGCGTTTGCAGGCGTTGCGCCCGCCGTTTTCACGCCGCCGGCTGCGGCGGAAATGAGCTTTGCGCCCTTGGCGATTGCGCCGCGCGCGCGGACACGGGCGGTGCCGATCAGCATGACGCCGATGTCCATGCCGACTTCGGTTGCCGGGTGCTTCGCGACGCCCTTAACGGGCGCGTCGTCGGCCGCGACCTTCCCGTCGTCAAAGCCGACGAGATCGAAAGCGTCGAAGACGGTGGTGGCGGTTACGGTGTCCGTGAGGACGTCCTGAAAAAACTGCATGGGATGTCGCTCCGTTAGGAAACCGCGTGAACGGCGTCGAGGTAAGAGGTTCCGGGGTGCTGCCGCTGATAGGCTTGGGCCTTCGCGTGCACCTCCAACTGCTCGCGGTCGACTTCCCTGCCGTCCGAGGCGAACGACACGGCGGCCGCGACACCTTCGCCGGGGATTTCTTCGCGGCCGAACGACACGACCTTCGGCTGTGCTGCCAGAAGGTCACGAAGCGCCTTATCGGCGGCGATGCCCGGCTGACCTGCGGCGAAAGAGACGGCGGTATCGGCCGGCAAAGCGTTGAGGATGGCGACGAGCTGATCCTTCGAGGCCGGCAGCAGCTTGCCATCGGCGACCAGGGATTCGGCAAATGAGACGTTGGCGGCGGTGGCGATCTCTCGTTCGCGCGCCTTCAGGGCTTCATCGCGCCGATTGAGATCGGCTTCGCGGGCGGCGAACGCCGGGTCGGGCTTAGTCAAGTCACTCTCCTTTGTGGGGGCTGGCGTGGGGGCGGCAAAGGACAAGCGGCCGCCGGGCTTGTCGATCTCGGTCTCGCCGAGCCATTCGATCGCGTAGGAAGGAATTGCCTTGTCGGCTGCGTCCTGCCCGAACTGTCCGATGAAGAAATCCCGAAGCATGCGGAACATACTGGCCGCGTGCTCGAAGCCGGGTTCGCCAAACTCGGCGCTCACTGAAACCGTATCGTCCGGCGATCCGCTGAACGCGACGTTGGCGAGGCCGGGCACCGCCGGGGCAGCCGCGCCGAGGAAGCCAATATGCTTCGGATACCACGTGCCGGGCGCAGGGTTCGACGGCGCATCCGGGCGGAAGAATTGCATGGAGACTTTTTTGTAGCTGCCCTGTTTGACAGCTTCCGCGAATGCCGGCTGGATCTCGTCGAGTGTCGCGAACAGCTTGCCGGTAGAAGCTTCG